AAAGACGACCTGCCACTTCCTCAAGTCCCTCACCGGTCATACCCACAGCACCTCTTGACATGTTGCGGATCGCCTTATAAACAGCCTCACCGTTGGCTCCGTCATTAACCATTTTCTTAATAACGCTTAGTCCTGCAGCTTTATTTGCCAGCTTATAAGCTATTTTTTCGCCTGCACTATCCAAGAGACCTGTTGTGCCGGTAAGTTTCCTCATAGGTCCAATCAGGCCTCCACCGAGCAGCTCAGTTCCTACCTGTATACCTGCGTTGGAAAGACCGGCAAGTTTCTGCCTTGTCTCGCTGGCACCGGAGTTTCTCGCATCCCTTGATGACTGGCCGTAACTTGTAAGCCCCATGCCCATAAGCATGTTTCCGCCACCTATAATGGCATCCTCGCCCATGTTTAGCAGATTGCTGTATAATCCCATAGCGAATTTCTGCTTGCTGTTAAGGCCGTCATTAGCCGCTTGGTCATAAGCCTGAGCCTTAGCATGGTAGGCATCACTCATTTTTCTGACTTCAGACTTATTCTGCTTAGCAGATTTTTCAAATCCCTTCTGGTAGAATTCCTTCTGACTGTCGCTCTTTAATCCAGTATAGCTGCTGCCACGGTCCTGCCTGTACTCTTTTGCATTGGATGTATCTCTTGTCCTTGATGTAGGTCCCACCTGATTCTTCCATCCACTACCTATCTCTGCCTGCTGTCTGCCATTGTGACCGGTAATGTTGCTTGCCAATAGCTCTAAATAATTAGATATATTATCATAGGTTACAGATTTAGTAGCTTTTGTGATTCTGTTTCCTTTGGTGTTACTGACCGGTTTTCTGATCTGATCATTCCTGGCCTGCTGTTCCTCAGCATTCCCTCTGATCTCGTTCATCATATCATCAAACGATTTTTTCTTAGCCATAGCAGTCTCCTTTACTTGTTCTTACTGTTCTTATCGTTTTTACCGTTCTTGCCCTTTAATTTACTTATGCCGAGGGAGTTAAGAATCATAACCTCTTCAGCGTTAGTAATTTCTCCCATGTATCTTCGCATATCAATTTCATCAAACACATCTGCAGGCTTGAGCATTGCTTTCTGCTTGTAATTTAAAGTTGTGTATTTCCCTACAACCTTGGAATCAATTCTTGGAGTAGGATTTCCATTGCCGCTGTTGCTGCCTCCGTTTCCGCTTCCACCGCTACCTCCGGAACCACCGCTGCCACCTGAGCCGCTTCCACTGCCACCTCTGCTGGAAGTTCCGGAGGATCGTGAGCTTGATGCAGCCTGTGCTGCTAGTGCCAATGCCCTATTCTGCGTGATCAGTGTTGACTTGGCCTGCTGAGCCAGTGCGATCATCTTCTTATAGTTTGCCGGTTTTGTTTTCTTCAGATTGGCGATCAGCTTGTCATACGACTCCGGTTTTGTATATCTGCCTGTTATGCTTGCAGCAAAGTCATTGAGATTTGTTGTGCTGATGTCAAGTTCCTGATTTTTCTTGTCCAGGTTATACTCCTTCTGCCACTGCTTATCTGCCACCTTGTCCCTGCCGACCTGGTAGTCAAAGTTCTGACCGTCAATGTACTGCTGATAGTCCTGACTGGTATCAAACTCATAGTTGCTTCTGTCAAAGTTTCTCTGATCCGAATATCTGCCGTATGCTGTCTGATCCAGCGAATTAACCGCACTCAAAGCATCAAGGTTATAGTTTCTGTCGTTATTGTACTTATCAAGTGCCAGCTGATACAGCTCCGGAATTTTATCCGTCAGTGCCTGATTATACTGATTCTGAGCCTGCTGTCCTGCAGTTACTGCATAGGAATTGACTAGACCGCCAGTGTTAATGGCAGCGTTAGCCATAGTATCCTCATTGGCCTGCTGGCCTAATCTGCCGTATTCCTTGGCATATGCTTGATAAGCCTCATCCGTAGCCGGATTATAGGAAAACTTTTCGCCACCGGCAACCTTGCCGATCAGATTATCAAGCTCGCTCTGATAGGCAGAGTTATATGCCTGCGGCTCTTTATATTCTTTTTTAACGTAAGCCATTGATTTACCCTCCTTATTTTTTCTACATAATCTCATAAAGACACACTGTTATCGCCTTCCGACCTTTTCAAAGGTACAATGTACTCAATGATGTGGTCGGAATGCATTTTGTTTGTGGTAATTTATTCCATATATAAAAGCAGGACCGTTAAGGCCCTGCTTAAGTGATTATTCATTTGATGTATTCTGCGTAGCTATGTTAGCCAGCTCTCTATTTACAGAGTCAACTATGTTTGATATAGCCATATTGATCTGATTAACCAAGTCCTCATTGCTCTTTGGCTTTTCTATGTATGTTCCGGTAATCATTATATTCCACTTCCTTCCCTGCAGATTCTCACTATGCTCTCAATATCTGTGCGGCCTGTTCCCTCCAGCTTCAGCTTGAACCTGTCACATCTCCTCGGAATGATAGGCAGATAGATTGCTCTGCGTTTATCGGTATAAAGATGACATGTAAGCTCCCACGGTCCGTTATCAAATGCTAAATAGATAGTCATCTGAGACTCATCGTACATTTCCATCCTAAACTGCAGCCGTGAGTAAATCTTTTTGTTTTCAATATATTCATCGTATTCTCCAAACGTAGCCATCCATTTAATCTGCTCATCCTCCATTACCGGAGTATCTCCCAGCACGTAGTAAACCTTGTTCTTTCCGGCATCAATATATATCAGCTTGCCGTTTAGGAAAGTAAACATGGTAGCATGGGTATCATCCTCCCTATGCCACAGCCGCCTTGTCAGATCATACGCAAAGTAATCATATGTTCCATCAGGCCTTTTCATGCTGATGTAATACTTGACTAGATCGGTCCCAGCAACAGCATCAGTATACTTGTACTTGAAGTTCTGCGTGATCAGCGTTGGATAGTCACCGGTATAGGCCATAATGCCAGCCCTTGACTTATAGTACATCACACCGTTTATGCACTGGATGCTTTTGTCCGATCCCTTTTCCAAGCCCTGGCAGTTAACAGTGACCAGCTGATAGGATGCAGGCTTGTTGTTGCCGTAGATTTTATGAATGCAATCCTCCTTGAAAAACAATAAATGCGTAGGATATGCAGCACATCCGGTAAAGTCACCGTCTGATCCGACATCAAGAGCGTAGGCCGAGTCTGCCATCATCGTATAATCTCTCCAGTTTTTAGGATCGCCCAGCTTGCTGGAATAAATGCTGTTCCCCTTGCAGCCCCAAAGCCTGTTGTTGCTCTCACATACGAAATCCATATCCGGCACATCTCTTGTTAGCTTGATCCTGCCTGCCTCAGTGTATGAGCCTTGAGCCTTGTTAGCATCCGGTATCTTGAATGTATCATTCGGAAATGTAATAACTCCGGAATTGATTGAGACTATCCTTGCTGATGTGTTATTTTGTGTATTAGTAGTAAATCCAGTTAGAACAACAGTGTCCTTTTCTGCAAATGCAGATAGATCAGCTGTTGTCGGAAGCAGCAGTGTATTTGATGTTACCGTAGTTGTTCTGCCGATTTCAAGCTCATAGCTTGCTTCCATTGGCTCCAGCGTATCAGTGAGAAGGTTATAGCATATTTTGTCCGGAAACACGCATACCTTGTTGTTAATGGCGGCTAGGACCTTATCACCTTCTGTTTTCAAAGAGCCTTTATTGATCCCATCATAGAAGAAATTCTTGCCCTCAATTACCACCAGCTTGTTTTTCCAGGCCATTATGTTATGAAGGCTGTTGTTGTTGTCGGAGAACAGCCCTCTTGCCGGCCTCTGCGTAAGGATCGGATACTTGTCTGATGATAGATTGAGCATGTCACGCATCTCACCGTCAGCTATAATAGGAGCGTTGGAATATCCCATAAACTCTATGACCTGCCGCCTTGCATTTTCCTGATAGTCCTGCAGCTTAGGTAATATAATCATATTCGATCTCCTTTCTTACAGATAAGCCTTGATCTTTAGCGGATTTTCTGATGTAAGCCGCCTAACGTAATACTCACATGCGTCATTAAACTTTACCGTAAACAGTGCCATTGTGTTATTGTAAGTGCCTATTTCCCCTTGATTAAAGTCGATCATAGCCTCAGCATAAAGCACATAGCAGTTATCGTATGGCTTGGGCATCTTCAGCTCTGTTTTTAAATCTTCAGGCAGCGTGTACGGAGTAAAACCCTCCGGAAGTTCCTTGAAAACCTCCGCATGAACCTTAGCTTCAAGCTCATTGATCCAGTTAAGTATCATCTCATCAGAGTAGCTGTTTGGCTTAACCTCTTTTACATATCCTATTGCTTCTGATATTTTCATATGTCTCCCTCCTTAAGCATTAACAGCGTTAGCAAGCAGTATCAGATCAGCAGCTATGATCTGATCTCCGGAGTGCTTGGCGGCAATACCTGTCGCATGGAATGCATTGATAGCTGTTACTAGCTCATTAAAATTGTCGGCTGTAATCGCTGCACCCTTGATAGCATTAGTAAACTTAAATTGAGTAGTTATGTTATTGTCTGCTAGCTTTTTCTTGATGTATCGGATCAGCAGATTCCACTTAACAGCTTGGATCACGCATGGCTGGCCTGCAGCTATGCTGCCCCAAGAGAAATGCTGCTCTGCGGTTACTGTCGCTACATTTGAATACTTGAATTTTGACGTATCTGCCGTAAGCGTAGCCTTAACTCTGTAATAGTACATTGTTGAATAAGCCGGCAGTGCTATTACATCATAGCTAACAGCTGCGGTCCTTTTGGCTGGCGGCACATCATAGCTGGCCTGAGCCGTGTAATTAGTGCCATCTTCCGATCTTTCAAGGGAATAAGTAACATAGTTGTTGGTGCTGATTATATGTTCAGGAGCCTCCCAATATACATCACAGTTCAGAGTGCCTATTTCCTGCTCTAAGGCAGTGATCTCTGGGCTTGGAATATCAGAGTCTCTAAGCGTTGTGTTGTAGTTTCTTACCAGCGTAGCTATAACAGCAGAGTCATTCTTTTTAATGACAGCCTTAATGTCATAGTATGAATATGTAATGGAGCCGTCAGAACCAAGCGTTGATGAAACCAGCCCTTCAAACAGTTTACTTATGCTTGTAATAGATGAATCAGCCGGTACGGTGTCTGATCCTGCCTCTGTATATGCAGAGTCTACCGATCTTTTAATGTACCAGTAAATCACTCTTGAATAAGAAACTGCAGCTTCCATGTTATTCAGCAGCACTCTGATTGAAACCGATGTATTCTTGTCAAGACTGAGCGATGCTTCCTGCTTAGCTGTTGTAGCCGTTGCTGTTTTGGTTCCAAGGATTACGCTGTTGTCATTAGCATCACATATTTCTGCCTTTACATTATATATAACGTTATTAAGCAGACCCTCAATAACCTGCCTAGTGCTTGTTGTTGAGTCTGTCAGTGTTGTTGTCGCATATAGGTAGTAAACCGAGTCAGATGATTTCTTGTACCACCATTTGATCTTGCGGCCTATTGGCGATGTCATGTCAGACAGCAGCATTCTGAGCGATGATTCACCGGTTTCCTCACATGTTAGGTTTCCAGGTGTCTCTGACGTTATGACGGAAGCATATGCTGTGTTGGCTAGACCTTGAGTATTGTAGAGTTCTACCTTAAAGCTATATGATGTATTAGCCCTCAGATTAGACAGAGGATAAGTAAAACTTGTATCATACGTTCCTGCACTGATCGTTGTCTGTCCAAGTAAAATATACGTTGAGTCTGAAGGTCCCTGCTTATACCACTTTAGCGTTCTGCCATACTGTTTGTTGGCTCCAAGTCCGTATGCATTAATAGTTGCTGAAGTGTCTGTTACGTTGAATACTGACGCACTGATTGCAGTATCGTATGGGATCGTTACACTTGTTCCTGCTTGACCGTCAGGTGAAGTACCTCCTGACAGTTTAACTGAAATATTATATGTCTGACCCTCATTTCCGTTAACAGTAATGTAATCACTTGTCTGATTATATACACTGTGGCTGCCAACAGATGAACCGTCAACGTAGAATTCAAGCGTTTTATAATATGTTGGGTCCTTTGAGAAAGTAGCATATATAGTCAATGCACCATCACTGCCCCAGCCGCTAACACTTACATCATTCGATGTACTTTCAGGTATTGTTTGATCGGTTCCTGTATATGTATAAGTATCGCTTGTTCCACTATTGGTAGTCATTGTTGCTTTTAAATCATACGATGTACGTGGAGTAAGTCCAGTATATGTATACTGTACGTCTGTTGTGCCAGGACCTCTCGTTACGGATGCTACATAATTACCATTTAAGTAAAACTTAAATGTTCTAGTTGCAGATGCAAGCTCTGAAAAACCGCCAATTCCCCATGTCAAAGTTGTTGATGTTTCTCCATGCCACTGATATATTGCCATTTAACTCACCACCTATGCGAAAACAGCTGTAGATGTACCTACCCACGCTGATCCATTGTAAAATTTAAGAGCATTGCCATTGGCTGAATCAATCCACAGCTTACCAGTATCTGCAGGAGCCGATGCCTGCACAATGAAACATGGGCTGTTTAAGACTTTATTTCCGGATGCAGTACCAATCAGAAGCATTCCGGTAACAGTGTCATATCCCAGCTCGCCTGCAGCAAGAGTAGGAATGTTGGCCGTAGGTCCTCTGAGAATATGAAGAACCTTCTTGCTTGTGCCGGTAAACTCGCCACAGTCAATGTCAGCCAGTGCATTATTTAGCTGCGTCATAGACACTACCGTTGACAGATCGACACCGGATGCAGACGATGCATTGCTCATGAACACCGTATACCAGTCTTTAACCTGATTAACGTAATTCTGAGCAGTGACCAGCATAGCCTGTGCCGATGCTATTATGCCGGCAGTCTCGCTGCTGCGGTTAGCCTCAGCCTGCTGTCTGATGCCCTCAGCCACGCTACGCATTTTTTCGCTGTCGAGTATCTTGCTCATGTCCTGCAGCATGCCTATAAGGACCGGAAGCTCCGGATTTTTGTCAGCGTCTGCAGTTACTGTGCTGTCTGATGCAGACATAACATAGTAGTTTAGCCTTGCTGTTGTCATCCTTGCACCATTGCTGTATATGGTAATAGTAATAAAATGCATACCTACCTGGGCTACGCATGATGCAGGCGGCACCAGCGAAACAAGCCCGGACAGAGGATTAATGGTATCAATGCAGCCCTTATCTGAATCAATAAAGTCCTTGCCGTTAGGCATGGTGATCTTTACAGTCATGATGTCATAGCCAGTGAAATCAAAAGGCTCTGCTCCGTCCATGATGTACATGTTAATTATGTTTCCGGTATCATTCTGCACGAAACCATCGAGGACGTTAGTGCAGTTATCCTTGACGGAAATAGATGCGTTGAATTCTTTTTTATTCATGATATCCTCCTGAAAAAAACGTGAGGAATGGTCCAGCCACTCCCCACGAAAAAAGCATTTATTGATTTAACTTACTACCCTATGCTAAGGTGGATGACTGTTTTTCAAAATCATCAGCAAGGCCCTGGCACATTCTTGCAGTCTCTTCATCTTGAGCCTGTGAGTTTTCAAGAGCCTCTGCGAATTTACGCTTGATCTCAACTTCTACACCTCTCTGAATCTGCAGGCTTTCGCCATTTACCTGAACGAATACATCATCCTTATACTTGCCGTTATCCTTAAACAGCTTAACCTTAACCAGTTCATTGGCACGATCAATTTCTTCCTTGGTAGGACCGGAAACAGTCTGTTCCGCATTTACCGGAGTGATCTGATCTGCTTTTTCAACAGCTGCAGCTATGATGTCCTCAGCCTTTTTCTTGGCCTCCTCAAGCATAGCGTCTATAGCTGCCTGAACCTCTGCAGGGATTTCGTTTGTTCCAGCAGTAATTGTCTGCTGATCATCTTTATTAGCCATTTTTAATTACCTCCAATTAGTTAGCCTCCGCATTGAATGTTGATGCAGATTCAATTCTGAGTCCGTACTGCTCTACCAGTCTTTCTGCAGTCTTGATAGCTTTCCAGCCGGCTGTAGCTCTCTGATTCAGAGGATCGGCAGTACCAGCTGATCCCATCTGCTTTACGATAAACTCCAGTCCGCCTCCGGTAACCTTAGTAGTACCGTAGAAGTTGGCTCCAAGCAGCATAGTTGCATATACGGTTGCTCCGCTTGCTCCAGCTCCTGCAAAGACCTTGGCCTCAGTTGATTCAACGAATCTTACACCATACAGCTTACCGATTTCTCCCTCAAAGATCTGAGTAGATCCGGCATACTGTGATGCGTTTACCCATTCCGGATCAGATGTTATATCATACTCTACATCCGGATGAATGATAGCCACATAGTAGCCACCTATCTTCTTAGTGTTCTTGTTCTTAAGGATTCTAACACCGTTTCTTACATCCTTAACCTTGAGTACATCAGTGCTTGCCAGTGTAGCTCTTGATGCCTTGCTGTTAACGTATAAAACGTTGGTTCCTGCAGTAATGACTTCCCTTGTGATAGTGTCAAGCGTTCTTCCGGCCTGATCAGCAAGCAGGTCCTCTGCTTCAAGCAGATTGTTGTCGATAGCCGTAAGGTCCAGTACGTCAGAAACTGTAATGTAATCACCATACTGAGCTACAGTAGCCGTAAGGTTGGTTACATTGAGTTTCTTTCCGTCCGGAGTTACACCCTCAGTAAGAGGAGTAAGAGCCTTCGGCAAGCTGTCATACTTTCTGAACTCAATGGTTTTACCGCCATTCTTAGGGATGTCTTTTACCTGACCGAACTGATCATGAATCAGACTAGGACCAGCAAGCCTTATCAGCTCCTTGTCATAGTATGTTTTCATTTCAACGGTCATGCCGGTATCACCGGTTACGTTGGTATTAGGTGTGTTAGCGAATCTGTTAAGATCAAACAGTGTGCTTATAATTGCTGTTAATTTAGTATCCATATCATATCTCCCTTTCCGGAGACACTTAGAGGATTATTTTCTCACCATTGCTTACCCTTCTGCGTATCTCCATCAAATCTTTTTCATCATATTTTGTCGGATCATTTTTAATGACGATTCCAGGAGCATTGGAAGTACCGTTTTCTTCAGGCCGGAAGCCTCTAGCTCTGATATTGTCGGTTACATTCTTGGCAGTCTGCTGGGCTACCTTGACTATTGCACCGCCTAAAATATCATCTAAGTGAGCTGATTCATACGCTTTGCGTACACTTTTGCCGGCTCTGAGATCAGCAACAAAATCAGGATTCTCAAGTTCAGCCGCAAGATCAAACTCCGGATACATTTTGTTGAGTTCAGCCGACTGGCTCACCCACTCTTGCATATCCTTTTCCGCCTGCTTCTGTCCTTCTATTGCCTGCAGCTGCTCTGCTGCTCTGCGATTCTGCTGCTCTAGGGCCATCTGCCGCCTGTATGCTTCAGGGGACAGCCCTAACTCCATTGCTTTGTCTCTGACTAAATCGTCATCCTGCTGCATGGCTGCTTCAAGATCATCAATATTGTCCACGTCATACCGGTCATACAGAGGATTGAGTACATCACTGTATCTGCTGATCTTTTCTTCCAGCTCCTTGGATGCCTTAAACCTTCTGTTGATGTTATCCTGAACTCTTTTATCATAGATGTCCTTGTACTTGCCTTTGATAAGGTCCTCAAACTCACTGCTAAGGTCCTTGCTATCTGCAGCACCATTGCCATCAGCGTCATGGCCTGAACCTCCGTCATCGCCTCCAGCTTCAGGACCGTCATCCTTTCTGCCGTACAGCACCTGCGTTGATTCACCGCTTGCGTGGCTAGCGTCACCACCGTTACCGCTTTCGCCTCCACCGGTTCCGTCAAACCTTCTGAGGTCGAATAAATCTTTTTTCATGTTTCCTCCGGCAGTCTTTCCTGCGTGTCATTATTTAGCACCGTTTCCGGATGCATTGGATAAGACACCATTCATGATGTCCTATCCAACGTATTCATCACATATTAAGAGGTAAAATGTATGATTTAGAAAAGGAACTCTCAACCATCTATGTTTTATCATTTTGCGGAAATTAATGTGACTCCCTACCCTTCCAGCAATATCACATGCTGCGGATACTGCATCTCAAGCTGCTTTAAACCGATCATCATAAACTCTACAGCCTTGATTATGTCTATCACATATATGCCTAGCTTTGCTTTAGGTATGCAGCATCTAAAGTATCCATCCTCAGCGTCTATAGCTGCGTCTACCGGCAGACTGCTGACCAGCGTAGCAAACGTGCCGGTCAGCGTTGAAACAGCAGCACACACTATGTCATTACCGTCTGAGCTGTATTCAGCGTGACCGCTTGCCTCAAATATGATGTTATCTTTATCGTTTTTTAGCGTAATCTCTGTCATGCTATTTAGCCTCCGCCTGTTTTCCAGCTCTTAGCCTGGCCTGTGTAGCCTGCGTGTTATCTGTCACTGGCATGCCGGCAGAATCAGTTTTGGTTGGTGCTACGTTAGCAGGCTGTGCGGCCTGCATCTGAGTGCCGGTTGCAGCTGCGGCCAGCTGAGCTATCTGTGCCTGCATCACCGGCTGTCCGGTCATAGCATCCATGCTCTGAGCCATCTGCATAGCCATGCCGGCCAGCTGATTTGTTGCCTGAGCCTTCATGTCATTGTTGCGGACCAGCTCTTTGATCTTGTCCGATCCCTCAAACTCTACCATCTCAAGCATAGCCTCAGCCTGCGTGGCCAGCTGCGGATTAAACACTCCTAACTGGAAGAACTCCTTGGCTGTTTCATTCTGAGCTTCACGGCTGAAAGGTGACTGCTTCTGAGCCATGATCTTAATGTCAAAGATCGGCTTGCGTGTCAGCAGCATTCCGTCAATGCCCTGCACTGTCTGCGGCATTAATCCGGAATTGTTGAATGTCTCAAACTCGTACTCACCATTAGGTCCATCTATACGGAAGCAGCGATCCTCAGTGTAGAACTGAGCCATAAGCTCCAGTACCAGCTGATTGATCTGCTTATATGCTCTGTAGGAAGTTTTGATCATATCTCTTGACAGCTTGCTTCCGGCCTCCTGCAGTGCGGCAATAGCTGAAGCAGCAGTAACACCGGATGCCGTACCACCTTGAGAGAAGTCACGGTTTCCGCTTGTTTCCTTTAGCTCATCTATCTTAAGCTGCATATGATTGATGATGTATGCCGGTACCTGCTGCACCTGAATAGGAGCCAGCCTCTCCGGATCGACAGAACCGTCAACATGCACGAACTCTTTTGACCAGTCAGCAAACTCATCCATATTAACGTTTGCACTGTTGCTGACGAAGTACCTTGACTTGCCGGTCATGGCAGCGTTGTTAAGCACTATCTGATCCAGCTTGTCTATGTAGAGCTGCGGAGACTTCATAATATCCACATACCCTAATCCCACAGGAGAAGAATTAAGCGGAAATAATGTATCAAATACGAATGGATACTTTCCATGATCGTAATATCCGGCCTCTGCGTATCTCTCATCATTCTCACTGGCATATATGATATTGCCCTCAGCAAACTTGCAATAATGAACTACCAGCCTGCCCTCGCTGTTGTGAATCTTGTAGTACCAGTCATACACTACCACCTTGTTTTCATCAGATTCCTTTTCTTCTACATCAACATATCTAACTATGTCACCATTGATGCCGCCTGAGATGCTGCCAAACAGAAACGGATACTTTGACAGCAGCACATCTCTGTCCACAGCATTGATTGAGAACATGTTTGTAGAGTCCTGAATGTTTTTAATTCCAGGCTCCCAAAAGAGATTGAGAAGGTCCAGCTGCTGTATGTCTATGTCACCAAGCCCATTTTCCTTTGAGCTGTTCCAAAAGACACCATACGGAACGGTTCCCATGATCGCCTTGTACCACCATGCATCAGAGTATGTCTGCTCAAACTCATTAGCCTCAAGAATGCAAGGGACAATCTTCTGCAGCCGCTTGGCTGTCTCATCATCAGACTGCTCCCTAGGTAAGAAGTTTGGCATTGGAAAATTGTCCATTGCATCTGCATGCTTGTTTGCTATGCTGTTAAACATCCATGCAGATGTCGGCTCCGGATCATCCTCTTTTCCCTCAGTCCTGCCTATAGCGTTCCACACATCCAGCTTCCACCATTGATCATTCTCCACGATCCTCTGCTCCATCATAGTTTTGGCTGACTTATATCTGCGGAATGTATCAAGTGCTTTAGCTATGCTGTCAGTGTCTATCGGTCCCTTGCGGCCTGGATAGTTGATGCTGTCGCTTACAATGCCGGCCTGTTTGCCCTTTTCAGCCTGTTTTATTTTAGCTGCCATATCTTATATCCTCCTGAAAAACTCATATTTGCCGTAGTCCTTATGGTCCAGCATGCCCAGCGGATCAGTGATGCCATCGGAGCCTACGGTCTTAATATCCTTAGTAACAGTTTGTATATTAAGCGGATAGTCCATGCAGACATATCGCCACTCATCATAGTTATGATCTTCCATCTCCGTATTGATGTCCTCAACCTTTGTTTCCGAATACAGAAGTGCAGGAATGCAGCGGATGAATTCCGGACAGTTACGGAAAACATAGAACATTGGAATGCCGTTCTCATCCATATGCAGCCGGTAGTGACACTGCATCTTGCCTGGAATTCTGCTGTGGTCTGCAGGCTCAAAGTATACTCTCTGAGTCTCCATCAGCTCTGCTATTGACTTTCCGGTTGACTTCTCGAAGATTGCAGGATCAGCGATGCCTCTGATCCGCTTGCCTTTAAGATTAGGATCAGTGTCCTCTATCTGCCGTATGGTCTCTGCCACCTTCTCAGGATTCCACTTGACACCCTCATTAGGTGTAGCAGTACAGCCATACAGCTCTTTGATGCGGTATATCCTCTGCTCAAAGTCAACAGCATACCAACCAACAGAAAATGGTTTACTATATCCCCAGTCAAAGCCTCTGACTATTTTCCAGTCTGCCGGCACGATAAACGGATCAATGACATGCGATCCCACACGGTCCGCATAATGCTCCGGCACATCAAGCCACTCCTCAAATACTTGACCCTCAAACACATCCCATCTGCCGTACAGCCATGCCTCTCTGATCTTTGGAGGCAGTGCCTCCAGCTGTCTGATGTAATCCGGATCGGCAGCCATCAGTGCCTTGTTGTCCTGCACTAAGCTCTGAATGAACTCGTAGTCATCAGGATTTTCCATGTCCTTATATCGCCTGTCGATGAACAGCCGCTTGACCCATGCATGGCCTACGTTGCCAGGATTGCAGGTGTAATAGGTCCTCTTAGGATATTTGTTGACACCTCTGACGCAAGCATTGAGCTTACGGATGCGGTCCTCAGTCTGATGTGTAGCCTCATCGACAAACAGCACATCAACTTCTGTTCCCTGGAAGCGTTCAGCATCCTTGTCATTCTCACAATATCTGAACAATATCCTGCTGCCATTGGGGAATGTTATGTTTTTCTTACTGTCATTATATTTAGCCAGCCGCTTGCTCTTATCACTGTCATACACATGCAGCTGCTCACACAGCGGAATGATGTGGTTTTCAGACAGTTCCGGATAGGTTCTACGCACTATCATGATCTTGATGCCTGGAAATCTGTATGCCAGCAGCAGCGACTTGGTCCTAACGGTCCAGCTCTTGCCTCCGCCTCTCGCTCCGCCAAATGCTACATACTTGCTCCTGGCCTTGAGCATCAGTGCCTGCTTCTCGTTGGGAGGCGATAAAATCAGCTCCATTAATCAGCCCACCCTTCTGCATCATCATCAGCAAAACGCACAATAACCTCATGATCCTGCTGATCCGCATCTGCTGCAGCTCTCTGCTTATCCAGCTCCAGCTTTTCTCTTGCCAGTGCCAGCTGCTCAGACTGCTCAGGTGTCAGTATTCCATTCATGGACCGCTTCATCTGCTCAAGCAGCTTAAGCGTCTGAGCCGCATCCTTTAGCGAACGCATGTCTACCTTCTGAAACACACGCTCCTCGCTGTCAAACGCACCATCAAGACCAACATTAACGATGAACCGGTTGAACTGATCCGCATCCTTTAAAGCTGTGTTCAGATGCTTCTCCAGCAGCGTCAGGCAGTCAAGCTCTTTTACCATGATGTTTGCCTGCTTTGTGGCAGTCTTTTGTATTACTTTTGTATGCACCTTGTTTGCATACTGCTGCCTGCTTTTACACCACCCTTCCGACTTGCTGTGTTTGGCTATGGTACAAGCATTAACACCATACTTATCCGCTAACGCTCTGATAGATTTATTGGATGTAATATATTCAGTTTTGATTTTCTCCCAATCAATCTTATTCATACAAATAAAATAGCAGTTAAAGATTTTAAATGTGACCGCCTACCCCATGCCAATAAAAAAGCAGCCGGTAATGGCTGCAGCATAATAGCAAACAGATCAGACTGAATAGACAGACGGATAGACGGATTTATTAATATAATTACTTAATAATCTACATATAAAAAAAGAAAAAGAATAATATAATATATATATAATATAATAATAAAGAAAAAAGCTCCTGAATAAATCAAGAGCTTTTAATATTTATTTACTGTCGCTGATCCTCTGCAGCGTTCTCTCTATCTTGTACTTCCTCCATGACCATACTGCATCATTGCCTTCCATGAGATATTTAATTTGAGCAATCATGATCTCTACGTCAGCGATCTCCTCCATAACATGATCCCATGTTTCAACGGTCCGTTCTCCACGATGCTTAAGTATTGCCTGAGCCAGCTCCATGCATTCCTCTACTGCCTTCAGCTCCTGTGCATCCAGCTTAAAATGGTCAGCTATACATTTAATATTTTCTTCCATGTCTGCTCCTATTCTACAATCTGCCAATCATCCTCTAGGATGTCGCTCTGTGATGCCAGCCATATCTGAAATGATCCATCCGCACACCTCATCTGTAGGTACGGCCTAACTTTAAACAGACTGCCCTCCGGAATGCCTATCGCATCTGCAGTGTTCTTGTTAGCTGGAATTCCTTCCGGATAACCTGATCTGTAAACCACATACATACCCTTGCCATTCCATCCCTCTCTTGCAATCTTCTTTCCAGCTTTTAAAGCCATTAATGCATCACTGAATGACAATCCTTCCCTAACATGTTCCCATCTCATTTCTTTTTCTCCTTTCACTTTTACTGTAATTGATTCATTTGTTATTACAATATCGCACATTAATGCGTTATTGATTTGGTCTCTTGTTATTACTGTGGTTTTCATTCCGCACCGCCTTTCACTATGTCGATTGCACGTTGGATGCCTTTGTAAAAACCATTGGTTTGGTCACCATTGTTAGCTCTACGTTTTGTGGCACATTTCATTTCTACTGCTATGGCAGTTCTTAACTGCGTTATTTTCTCGTCCACATCGTAGGCTGTCGGTTGTTCTTCGACTGTCATAATCGTACTTACGAGTGCATCTTCCAATGTTATTGTTTTAGGCTCATCAGCATGTGGTTCAAACATTTTTATCAATTCTTTTTTCAGTGCATCCGCACTTATTAATCTATCGCTCACTTGTGCCACCGTCTTTCACTATGTTGTATACTTTATTTGCCCTCAAAAATAAATTCCATTTGTGGTCAAATAATGTATCATGATGACCATTTCCCGCTAACTTTTGCAATTGTTTTATCTTTTCGTCAACATCATATGCTGTCGGCTCATTTCTTATTAGATTTTTCACATCTCTTATGGTCAATGTAATTGGGAAATTATCACAATAATATTCGGGAATAGTGTCACCATTGGAATTAACCAATAATTTTATCATTAATGAATTGGCACTAATTAATCTATCACTCATCTTACTCACTCTCCTTCAATTCCTGGTCTATTTCTATACTATATCTCCACGGACGTTTTTCTTTTTCTTTTCCCCACATTCCTGTGTTATAATATACATCTTCAACGTGTTTATCCGGATGTTCAGATTCTACTTTAATTACGAGGATTCCACATTTAAACTCATATACGACGATTTTATTTTCTAAAAAATCCCATGTCATATCATCGTCCCGTCTTGCTTCACAGACGAGCCCTTTAAAAACAGGCATGTTTTGGTCATAATCATTGTTTGAGTAAATCCATACTTGTTGCCAATATACACTTTTATCTAGCATTTCATATAATGTCATTCCTGCTCACCCTCCTCAATTTTGTAAATCGTATATTTTCCAGCAGCTTTTACACCTCTTGACACTGCACAGTAAAATACACTCTCATTCTTTTGATTTAAAAATTTAACGCACTCTCTTGATGTACCGCAGAAGCAGCACATGTCATCGTCATCGTATAAAGCATATAGCATGGCATGCCTCTAAAAAGGTGTATCTAAGTCTGTGTCCTGAAATGCAGCCGGCATTTCTTCCTGAATGTCATCCGGACCGGCAGCAGCTGGCCCCTGCTTATGATCTCCCCACTCTAGGAACTCAACTCGTTCCGCAGCCACATCCGTAGTGTAGATAGTATTACCGGACCGATCTGTATATGATCCGGTCTGAATCCTGCCCTGCACACCTACGAGTCTGCCCTTCGCAAGATACTTCTCGCAGTTTTCAGCCTGCTTGCCGAATACATTGATCCTCGGATAATCTGTTTTCTTATCATCACCCTTTTTAACCGGTCTGTCTATTGCTATGCTGAATGTTGCTACAGCCAGCTGTGAGGCTGTATATTTTACTTCAGGATCACGAGTGAGCCTGCCTATCAATGTTACGCTATTCATCTTTTAATCCGCCTTTCATTTGCTCTTTTTCGTTTAGTGTGTGACCATTCTACAAATGTTGTGTTGTAGTTTTCATGGTTCCCTATGACTATCTTGTTGTACTGTTCATTCCTTCCGGTAAAATCTTTATAATCCAAGCATCTGCTGTGACACTCTGCCGATCTTATGTCGCATCCGTAACATGGATTTTTAGGCTTGATCAACCAGCCCTACCTCCATCCTGTAAAGGTCCTTGATGTCATCGTACAGTGCCAAAATCTCATCTTTAATCGGCCTCACAAACATATTGGCAAGTGTTGGCATCTCTTTAATATCGCATCTGATTGCATCGCCATCTCGCACTATGGCAAAGTCATCATAAGTTGCAATATAGGTTGTCCGTTTATCCGCTATGGACTCTATGCCATAGTATGTTGGGCTTTTATCCAGCCTCTGCCTGATTCCAGGCTTGCAGTTATATCTTACCAGCATTTAAACCTCCAAGATTTCCAGCTCAGGATAACGATATTCAAACAGCTTTTTCTTCAGCCGGTACACATCGGTCCTAAAACCTTTAGCATCAATCACATATACCTTCCCAGTGTCATCCTTATACTGGAAGTCAGCTACATATTCGATCTTCCGGTAATGCTTACCGTTCTTTTCAAATGCCGGCTGCAGCTCAAACCTTGGCTGCAGCTTAAGATCAGTGATCTCTCCGGCTATTTCTTGATACTTAAGAACATCGTATATATTAGCTTCCTTGTATGAATCAAAAGTGATGCCATCAACTATTGCTTTCTTATTGCCGAATTTGCTATCAGTTTTAATCCGAGAGCGTTTTTTATCAGCATTTCGATTAATCCCATTATGGGATGATTCAGACACGTTAAATCGGCTGTTTTTCCGATTCGCTATCTCCAGTTTCTTTTTCACCTGCATCTGATATTTCTTCGGCAATTCCTCTATCATCATTTTCTGCGATCCTTTCCGCTGTCTTAAGTATTAGAATTCTGTCATTTTCAGGACTAACCTCAAACTTAAAGATGTAATTCTGCCGGAATGATTCCAGCTCTCCAGTGTCAATTTCTGTTATCCCATTTTGGTACATAACTGCAGCCAGCTCCATCAGAGCTATACTTTCTCTGCTCACTGCTATTTTAACCATGCCCTGCAGCTTCTTGATCTCACGCTGTTTGATCTCTATGTTTGACGCTACGTTACGTTCCACAATGCCGATGTACTGGATCAGCCGCTTAATCCTGCGTTCCTTGCTGTCATTATAGAACCTAAGACGCATATTACTTATGGCCTCTTTATCCTCCAGCTTGGATGATTCATCGTATACGGCCTGCAGCTGCATGTAGTAGTTGCAGCTTTTGTAGTTGTCCTGACACACATTCAGCAGATGCGTTTTCTTTTTATCCAAGTCATTAAAGAACTTGATGCATCCCTCACAGCTTATTGTTCTGCGTTTGTCCCCATTGTAGTAAGGACATTTAATTACATATCCCATATTCAATTCCTTCCCAGCCATTCTTTGACTCTGCGATTGATTTCATCCTCGGCCTCACGGTCCCTCATCTCAGCCTCTGCCAATACTCTGTTGCGTTCTGCCTCTGCAGCTTTTGTTCCCCACTGCATTTCCTCAGCACATTTTTTAGCATAGGCATAAGGTTTGCGGATCGGCTCCGGATTATCCCTATCCTTTAGCTTAGTGTTAATTGCCTTTATCAGACCAGGAACATCTGTATATATTTCATTCAGTCTGTCAATATCCTTATCAGATAAACATAATAATATACTATGACTGATAGACTCTTTATCTATATCTATATCTATATCTATATCTTGATCTGACTCTGACTCTGTTCCGTTACTTAACGTGACCGTAACGTTATGCGTAACGTTACTATTAACGTTACCTTTTTCTGTTTTGTCCATATTAGCGTTGACATCATCCTTACTTTTAGACCTATAACGCTGCTGACGCATCCGATTCTGTTCTTTTATCCGGTCCATGCCCTCAATGTTTTGGTACTTTCCCCAGTTGGATAATTGCATAACGTTTTTGGTAATGTTACCTGTAACGTTATCCGTAACGTTACTAACGTTACTAATCATCCCAAACTTTTCAAAGACCTTAATGGCCCTTATCACCATTTCTTCCGATCTGCCAAACTGCTGGGCCAGCATCTCAGCATCGTATGGGATGTCCTTAGTCAGATAGACCATGCCGTCATCATTAACGCTACCGGCTAAACAGATCAGCTTGAACCAAATGATTATGATGCTGTCACCTTCAGGCATACGTTCTATCTGTTTAATTTTCCGATTGTCGAAGATGTCAACGGCTATTTTGATCCATTTTATTTCCGACATTTCCCATCCTCCCTTAGATACATGAATCTTACCTCAAATGCACCATGAGATAATGCTCTAACTCTGCATCTGTGCTGAGACTCTCGCTCCTGCTTTTCTGTTTTATAAAACGGACACCCTTTACTTCCGCATGCCGGATGCATTTCTGCCAATCCGTTGCATCTGCCTGGGCCAGCTAACATAATACATTTATCCATTGTGCCTCCTATTTATACTGGTAATTCTCCCAGTCTGTTGCTCTGAAAACAAACTTATTGTTGCACCATCGCTGCAGCTTTTTTGTGACTGCAGGAGCGTTTGGTCTGTCATACACCATCACAAAGGGATCGTAGTCCAGCTCCCTAAGTTTTATGATTCTTTCTAAATCCTGCTCGTGATTAGTATTAAAGTTGGTAAGCACGTACACCCTAAGCTCTCTTCCTCTTTTCTGAAGAAGCGGCCTGAAATACTTCAGCTTCTCGTAGGTTTTAAACTCATAGTTGTCCCAAGCAAAATGCAGCATTTTTAACTTCATCCTTGACAGCTGGTCCGCACCCTTGTCTGTTAAGCATCTTATGTCCAGCCCTTGGTTGAATTCAATCTTTGCTTTAGTTTTAATCAGCTCATCAAAGATCTGTTCACACTCTTTACTGGCAGTGATGTTTGGATCAAGCAGTATGATGTTTTTCTGTCCTTGCCAAAATTCACTCAGATCAGCTACCTTATGACTGACCAAACCTTCCTTGTCTCCTACGATGCAAAAGTCACAATGTCTAGGGCATCCTCGTGTGATGAAGCCGTAAGCAGTATCCTCGATGCCATATAACGAGTAGTCAGGATACATATGCTCTATATTATCCGCAAGCGGACCGTCACCTGCGTATCCTGTACCACCGGTTATAATTGAATCGGCATTGATGCATGTCATTTCATCCTCAGAGTAAGTGCTGTCAAATACCTTAGCTTTATAAACAGTGTCATAATGCTTGAATCCGTTCCACCATTCAACATGATTGCCTAACGATTTTTCATAGGCAGCTATTTTCATTAATGCAACATTGGGAAAGTTATGGCTGTCTACATCAATCATTCCTATGTCCATGTTATCTGCCTTTCTGTCGGTTCGCTGACTTCATTCAGCAGTATCTTTCTGAAGATACTTTCAAAGATAGGCACTACGATTGAATTGCCTGCTTGCTTATATAATGCCGTGTTTTGCTTACCCTTAACTCCAGGATTGGCCTTAAGAGCGTTTTTATAATCCTTGTCCGAATATCCCATAAGCCTCCAGCATTCAAGCTCTGTAAGTATTCTGTAGCTTCCGTCTGATCTCTTAATAATTCCACTGTTAGGGCAAACATTCTGCTTTGTAGTTATAGTCATTGCATAGTTTTTTATAACAGACAGCTTATTTATTGGTGCATTGTCATAATTATTGGGATCAATTTTATTGGCCATGCTTGGAGCTTTAATAGTATATTGATCCGGTACCTCACTGTCCGGCTGGATATAATCCCATACATTTCCCATTGGTTTACGTATCAGATCATCAAAGTCAAACGCATCTTTTCCGAGAACAGATACTGTAAAAACTCTCTGCCGGTTCTGCGGAATACCAAACTCTCTTGCGTCAAGAATATCAAATGAATTGGTATATCCCATTGACTCCATTTCCTTCAGATACTTGTTGTAATTGTGAATCATATATCTGCTTCTCACATTCTTAACGTTTTCCCAAATTACATATCTCGGCTTCCATGCTCCCATCTGTCTAATGATGTTGATTGTTTCCCACATCAGACTGGACCTTGTATTGCTCCCCTCATCACCGCCTTGCGGTACTCTGCGATTGTAACCGGCTATGGAAAAGTCCTGACAAGGGCTGCCATGTATCAGAATGTCCGGTTTAAGGTTCCATCCGACCACAGACTGCGTTTTATATGACAGTTCGTCAGTAAACATCGCATTGTATGATCTTACTGCTTTTTCGTCTATCTCAACGTAATCTATGGCCTTTACCGGTATTCCAATATTTCTTAATGCTACTCTTGGACTACCAACCCCACCAAATAATTCTAAAATCTGTACTGGTTTCATTATTTGACTACCCCATCAGCATCAATGCTCACCTGCTCCAGCGGCTTCAGCTGCGGAGTATCTGACTGATCCGCATCATCTTCCTCAGTAACCTCATACTCAGCCTGTACAAGATCAACATCCTTGTCATCGATCACAGCATTTACTGTAGTTTCATCTGATGTCATAGCTCTGACAAAGTCTGACTTAAGCGGAGCATATTTCAATGCCTTCTTGATCACTGTCTTTTTCGCCATCTCATCCCACGAGTCCGACCATGCCGGTGAGTTCTTAGCCTTGCTGAACTTGTTTCTGTGTGCCTCAATGTCTGCTGCCGACATGACCTCAAAACCATAGCCTCCGGAAACCAAGTGATAAACCGCATACACCCATGCGACCTTGCCCTTGTCAGCATCCATAGTTGGGATATGTCTGAGCTTAGGTTCCAAGCCGTACTCAAACTCAAAGGTATCATTCTGATATACCACATGGGCCTCGATAGATTTCAATTCTCCTGATCTGTGAGCCAGCTCGATCAGACCTCTATAGCCGAGCTGGAACTGACACTCAGTTTTGTATGGAATAAGGTAAGCCTGTCCAAGCGGAGTGTTAGGCTCCAATCCGAGCTGAGCTGCATTAAGCAATGCACCTGCAAAGGATGCAGGAGTACATCTTGCAAGCTGCGGATTCTGAATGACAGCTGTTGTAGCGATGCGTACAAATCTTTCCGGAGTCATCACTGCCGGCAATGCTTTAGCGAACTGAGGCTTATAGCTCTCAATCCAATCCTTAATAGTTGGCTGCTTGCTTGTTTTCTCTTCCTTGCTTATAACGGCATTGCCGCTTTTTACGTTTACTGAATTTGTCATCTTACTTTACCTCCTTGGTTTTCAAAACTCTTGTTTCGCTTGTTTTACAAACTGCTTCATATACATCAGGATATTTTTCCTTTAGTGCCTTGCTGTCCACGGTTTGCCTTGACTGGCTCTTCCAAGTGACCACATAGTGTTCTGTGCTTCCCTCTGTGCAGTCTCCAAGTTTGGAGCAAATCTCCGCCTTAATACTTTTCTCTTGTGCCTCGATACGTTTTTTCATTTCCTGCACTGACAGCAGATTCTTGATTAAATCATCAGATTCAGTAAGCACTATACTCAGACCGTTATCATGTGGATGCAGCTTATTTAATGTTTCAAAGCTGCTGTCCGATCCATCAGCATCAGGCTGTATCTTAGTCAGCACATTATTGTTCCAAAACTCTATCTCGCTGGCTAGCAGCATAGCTATGTCATCATCATTCCTTGCGACCTCATACCAGTAAAATCCCTTGCCAAACTGAAGGATCGCCAGGTACATCTTGTCATAACCCATGACCGCCATATAATGCTGGAGCTGGCAGTAATACTGTTTTGGGATATCCCCTGCTCTCAGATCGTACTTGCCGAACTCGCTCATAGTCTTGCATTCCAGTGCGGCATTCTCGCCTACCACAGTACGGTCAATGTTAGCAGTTAAAAAATCGTAGTCATCATGTACATACATGAAGTTGTCTACACGGACCTTCTTGCCGGTTGCTTCCATGAAACGGTCCGCCACGTACTGCTCAAGATCACGGCCCAGCCTCATACGTTCATTGTCATTGTCCGGCTCACCGTCAAAATATCCCATCTTGTCAGCCCACAGCGTGAGCTTATCCTTCCAAGGATTCATTCCCACGCATACGGCAGCATCGCTTCCGCCTATGCTTTTCTTTCTGAGCTGCAGCCAATCATCATGAGTCATCTTAGTGACATTAGCTAATTTCTTTCCCATCGTATCCTCCTAATTAAGTTCTATCTTATAATCATCAATATCCGCATCATTCATATTAATTCCATCATTAGCGTAGGCACTTGCTACATCGTCCATCGCATTCACTTCACTGTCGGCTAAAATGTTTATGGTTTTAAACCTAACCTCGGTAATTTTAACTTCGTACAGTTTTGCCATCATCAACACCCTCCGCAGCTTCTTTCAAAGCCTTTTCAAGATTTCCCTTGATTCTTTCGATCATCTGATCACCATCATCGTAGTCAGTTAGAGAAGCATCAAATAAGGCTTTCATAACCATCCTGCTTTTATAATCCCCTACCATTTCTCTCAGATTCTCGTTTCTGACTGCTCTGAGCAATGCCTCAAGCTCATCAAGTAGGCTTAAAACCGTTCCTTCAATTTTGATATGCACATGCTCTTCAGTTGATGTTACATTAATCATTCTCATTTCCTCCTAACATGTATAGAACTGATAATACCAAAGTGACCACGAATAGCAGTGACCCTCCACCAAAGGCCAGGTAAGGGCGGCTGGCTATGTCTGCCGCCATGATCAATGCCGCTATAATCAGTGCGGCTAAAATCTTAAATCTCATAATGCTTAACCTCTCGTAAAATCCAAATACTGTTCTTCTTGACGCTGTCTCAGCTTCTGAGTCTGATGATTAGCTCCATAGATCAGCGGAGCCTCTCTCTGCAGCATCTGCCTGCAGCATCTGCCTGCAGCGTCTGATTGATTCAAAGCTAGGCATCTGACTGTCATTATGACCAAGCAGCATCTCGCCAAATGGAATATTCATGTTGTAGTTAAGATTTCTGTAAACCTTATAGATCAGTCTGAAATCATCATTTCTAGACCACGGATCATTCAGCAGCACATCTGCCACTGTTTTCTTAATGTTATTCAGTCTCATTAGCGTACATCCTTTCATTCAGGTACCGCTTTGGCACTCTTCCGGATACTGTAATGTATCCTTTTTTCTGCAGCTCACTGTTGCACATTTTGATAATCGCATAGGCTTTAGACTGCTTAATGCCGAACAGCTGCATAACATCTGTGACGCTATAGTATGACGGTTCGATCATGACAGTTTCTCCTCTCCTTGGTCCCATTTTGGGACAACTCGGGTAAAAAAATATCAACAATGAGTTGTGCGTCACGTATTTCCAGCACATTGCACATGGCAATGATCTTATCGTCAGTTATAGCACACTCGTTATTGATCCATCTGTTTACTGTGTTCTTAGACACATTCAGCCTGTCCGACAGTTTACGCTGTGACATTCCCTTGGTTGCCAAAATTCCTAATGCTTTGTATTTGTCCATTTCTTTCACCTCTTCTCTGTCCCATTTTGGGACAAGTACAATATAGCATACTAGCAATACGATGTCAACCCATTTTGGGTTATATGTATTTACTTTTTGGGACACTTGCACTATAATATGCATATAAAGACATATAATAAGAAAGGAAGTGAGCAAATGAAATATGTAGATGATACTGGAATATCTTATGAAATTGATCCTAATCTGATTAGTCAGCGACTGCAGGAAGTCTTGACAGAAAAGAATATAAGTTACAATGAACTTGAAAAGATGACCGGTATACCAAAATCTGCCCTGCAGCGTTATGCTGCCGGCACCACAAAGAAAATCCCTACTGACAGAATAAGAGTAATAGCATTGAAGCTCCATGTTAATTTGCTATACTTGCTTGGATTAACAGATGACCCAAACGAACTACCGGTATTTAACGTTTCCGTTAATACTGATAAAGTTAGTATAGTAAATAATGCCAAGTCTGATAAGATTCAGAAGCTGCTTAATTACTTCTGTCAGCTTAGCGATGATGAGATGATAGATTTGATCAGGTACGCAGAATTCTTGTATGAAAGGGGAAAATAAACGGTGATACCATGGATTACATAATACCTATAGCCGCAGGATGGTACATTGTACTATTTGCATGGTTCGATGACGGACACCATGAGAGGCTTTATAAAAAAGCTATGCTTTTGATATTTGTTGCAGCATTACTTTATTTTGCATTCCGCATATTAGATGCACTAGGCAATATACATTTTTAGGAGGTAATCATATGCCGTCATATAAAGACAGCAATGGTAAATGGTACTGCAAGTTTTATTACAAAGATTGGAATGGTGAGAGCAAGCAAAAGAAGAAATCAGGATTTAAACTGAAACGTGATGCAGATGAATATGAAAGGAAATTTTTAGAGTACCACACTAGTGATGCCAACATTACAGTCGGCACTTTAGCGGATCGGTACCTGGAACTCAATAAACCAAACTGGAAAGCTCAAACATACTACTCAAAATGCAGCGTAACAGATAACTTAATTAGGCCCTATTTGGGTAATACAAGCATTAATGAAGTAACTCCCTTAATGATTATCGAATGGACCAATAAAATCCGTGAAACCGGCATTAAAGACACCACACTTAAAACATATGTCAGCGTATTAAAGGCAATGATGAATTTTGCCGTTGTACATTTTGGGCTGGATAAAAGTCCTGTAAATGATATTAAAATCAAAACGCAGAGCAGAGAGATGAACTTTTGGACCATTGAAGAGTACAGAGAATTTATGACGTGTGATCTTGATCTGCAGTATAAGCTGGCAGTTAAGGCACTATACTGGACCGGCCTCAGAGTCGGAGAGCTGCTGGCACTGACCCCTAACGATTTAAAGGATGGCTACATATCTGTAAATAAAAACATAATCTCAGCAGGATACAGACGGATTATCCAGGACTCACCTAAGACATCCAACAGCAGGCGAAATGTCAAAGTTCATGAAAGCCTGATGGCAGAGCTTAGGGACCTAGCTGTTAAGGAAATGTTAAATGAAAATAATTTAATTTTTGATTTTACAAATCAGACGTTAGGCTATAGAATAAAACAAGGATGCAATCAGACCGGAGTTAAAATTATCCGAGTACATGATATACGGCATTCTCACGTAGCGTTGATGATCCACTTAGGTTATGGGACAAGAGCCATAGCGGATCGGATAGGTGATAATCCGGCTGTGGTCGATCTAATATATTCGCATATTTATGAATCAGATGTGGATAGAATGATAGATAATTTCTCCGAGCTGGATAATTAGTACCTTTTTAGTACTTTTCATAAAAACAAGAATTGCTGAATACAGTAATATCAATAGTAAAAGGGGATTATATGAACAATTTTTCAACTTTATCTAAAAACATTGACAAGGTAATTTGCATAGTTATTGGGATACTAGCGGTTATAAGCATTACAATGATCGGAAGCACTCAGATTACAGACGGCTTTTGG